GTTTAATAAGGAGAAGTTATGCAAGTAAATGTCGTTGACGTATCAAACTTAAATACACACACTGCAAAGAATGGTAGAGAATATCAATCTGTGGAGATCATGTATAAGAATGATCAAGGTCAAGCACAAAGTAAAAAGCTTATGTCCTTTGCTAACCCATCAGTGTTTAAAGCCTCACAAACTTGGACTAAGGGTGATGTAATACATGTAAGTACAGAGAAAGATACCAATGGATATTGGCAATGGACAGCAGTAGGTACTGCAGAATCAACGTCTGATACAAGATCAGATGGAAGTTCAGCACCAGCTACTCAAGGTAATGCAGCTAAGTCCTCAACTAGAGTTTCAGGTAGTAACTATGAAACAAAAGATGAGCGTGCTGCAAGACAAGTAATGATAGTCCGTCAATCATCATTAAGTAATGCAGTAGCTACACTAGCACTTGAAGGTAGTTCAGCATCAGCTAATGATGTCATCAGTCTTGCTAAGTTATATGAAGGATTTGTATTAGGTGAAGTATCTAATATGCCTGACATAACAGAGCAACCTAGTGATATACCCTTTTAGGAGAATAGTATGACTAAGAAAGATAGAGACACATACATAGCTTTAGGAGTTTTCTTTGGAATCCTAGTATTCATAGGAACTTCAGAGAAAGAAACTTTAGATACTGTAACGTATGAGAGTGTAGTAAAAGAGTTTGCACCAGTACCTTCATTACCAGCACTTGCTGGTGATCCAGTACTAACTGTTGCACAGTTACCAGCACTAACAACTTTACCAGAACTTACTGGTATAGTTACACCAGCAGCAGATGACTTACCTCATCTAACGTTACCACCTTTAGAAGGATAATATGTTAGCATTAATTGATCATGATCTAGTAGTCTTTCGCTGCGCTGCAAGTGCAGAGAATGATAACTTTGGTATAGCCGTACATAGGGCTGAGGGTTTATTAGATGAATTATTAACCAAGACTGGATGCACAGAGTATCGTGCATTCCTTACTGGTAAAACTAATTTTAGAAAGACAATCTATCCTGAGTATAAAGCTAATCGTACAGCAGCTAAGCCTAGACACTTGAGTGCCTTACGAGAGTATGCTATAGAAAAGATGGGTGCAGAGCTGGCTCCAGAAGGGTTGGAGGCTGATGATGCTATGGGTATTAATCAAACAGATGATACAGTAATTGTATCATTAGATAAAGATATGCTCATGATCCCTGGTAAACATTTCGCATGGGAAATTAAAGGTAAGGGCTGGAATAAGCCTGACAGATGGCTTGATCAAACAGAACTTGGAGGTATGAAGTTATTCTTTGAGCAATGTTTAAAGGGAGATTCATCTGATAACATTAAAGGTATAGCAGGTATAGGTGCTAAGAAAGCTCAAGCTATCCTTACTGATAAGGAAACTGAACAAGAACTATTTGATGTAGTTCGTGCTTCTTATAGTAATGATGAAGAGTTTATAATGAATGCTAGTGTCTTATGGATAATGAGACATGAAGGAGATGTATGGAGAGATCGTTTTAATGCCTACATTTAAGTCAGGGCTTGAAGTAAAAGCTTGGAAGATACTTAAGAAACATATTCCAAGAGTTAAGTATGAGCCAGATGCTATCCCGTATAGACAGCCTGCGAAGGAGCGTAAGTACACGCCAGACTTCAAAGTTGCTAACGGTGTATACATTGAAGCTAAAGGGAAATTGGATCTAGCTACTAGACAGAAGATGGTTTGGTTTAAAGATATGCATCCAAGAATTACGATAATATTCTTATTTATGAATCCAGACAATAAGATTACTAAGCGTAGTAAAACAACATATGCTATGTGGGCTGAGAAAGAAGGGTTCATGTGGTTAGACTTTAGGAGAAATTGGATTAATGATTATTTCAAACTTCAAAGAGAATGAGGATGGTAGTAGTGACTTTGATTTTAAGGTAGATTCTAAAGAATCAGAGTTCCTAATGTCATTTGCTATTAAAGCTCTCATGCGTGAGGGTATAATTAAGTCAGCGATTGATGAAGGTATCGATAATAGTATTGACTTACCATTGGAGACAATGCACTAATGAAAAAACATCTAGTAATAGGAGATACCCAGGTTAAGCCTGGGATTTCTTTATCTTATCTAACATGGATTGGAAAATACATAGTAGATAAACAACCTGATGTTATTGTTATGATCGGAGACTTTGCAGACATGCCGAGTCTTTCGTCATATGACACAGGTAAGAAATCATTTGAAGGTAGAACATACAAGGCAGACATTAGAGCTGCAGTAAAAGGTATGGATGCTTTACTAGCACCGATGAAAGCTCTTAACAAGAGGTTACTGAAGGCTAAGAAGAAACAATATAAACCTAAGATGGTGCTCACTATGGGTAACCATGAAGAAAGAATTAAGACTGCTATTGAGTATGATAGGAAGTTAGATGGTCTTATATCATTTGAGGATTTAGAATATGAGAAGGCTGGTTGGGATGTTTATCCTTATTTGGACGTTGTTAGTATTGATGGCGTGGCTTATGCTCACTATTTTGCTAGCGGTATCATGGGTAGACCAGTTACTTCAGCCAACGCTTTACTAACTAAGAAACATATGAGCTGCGTTGCAGGACATCAGCAAGGTCATTCAATTGCTTATGGTCAAGATGCAACAGGTAAACAGATGACTGCTATCATTAGTGGTAGTTGTTATTTACATGATGAAGATTATTTATCTCATCAAACTAATCAACATTGGAGAGGGTTATATATGTTACATAATGTAGAGAATGGTTCATTCGATGAGTGTGCTATACCATTACATTATCTTAAAAGAAAATACAAATAAGTATTGACTTTTAGTAATATATGTGCTATAATATTAATATGAGTAGAGCATCTTTAATACATGGTAACGTTGCTAAAGAACACCTAGATATACTGGGTAAGAAGTTAGCATCAGAGAAACAAGTAGGTGGTAATCACTATAAGAAGTACGAGATACAACCTATTGAGTTTATAACAAAGAATAATATTCCTTACATTGAAGGTAATATTATTAAGTATCTTCTCCGTTGGAGAGATAAGAATGGTACAGAAGATTTAGATAAATGTATTCATTACATAGAACTATTAAAAGAGATAGAGGTATTTAAAAATGCTGGCTGAAGGATTATTTATACTAACAGTATCACTTAGTGGTGATTATACAGACTTAAAGTATGTGGGGAATTTCATTGATTGTCCTACTGCCATGACTTACTATGATGAATACTGTGGTGATTATAAGGCAGCAAGCTGCCTATTAAAAGAATATAGTTTGCTACCCACTAATCATATTGATTCTAATCCTTTTGATTTTAAGATTAAAGAATCACAATCTTGTGGATTTGTCGGTGTTGATCTAAGAGACTTTACTAATTAATGAAAGTTAAGACTAAAAGGGTCTGTAATAATTGTAAAGAGACTGCTATCATATGGTCTAACGACAAGTGGTGGTGTTCTAAAATAAGCAACCCAGGTGTTATGAATATAACTGGTGCATGCTATAAGGAGAAGAAATGAAATGTCCTAAATGTAATAGTGAAATGGCACTAGATGGTAATACTAATGAAACAAATGAAGGACTTGCTATGACTAATTATAATTGTCCTGAGTGTGATACATCAGTACGTGTTAATATGGAAGGTCGGTCATAGTATGCCATTAACCTTTAATGAAGTCTGCGAACAACTAGAAAAACTAGATGAAATTACATTACTAGAAACTCTAGACATATCAGCAAAAGAAATTGTAAATAAATTTGAAGATAAAATAGAAGAAAGATTTGAGGAATTATCTGATGACTTAGATGATACTCAAATAGAATTATTTAACCAAATAGATTAGGAGATAAGCAAGTGGATAGTTATCAGAAAACGATAGCGGCAAGTAGATATGCACGTTACATACCGGAACTTAGTAGAAGAGAAACATGGGAAGAAACAGTAGATAGGATGGTTACATATCTTAAGTCTAAAACACCAGGACTGGATAAAGAATTTAAAGAAATTAGAGAAGCTGTTGTTAATTTAGAAATTATGCCATCAATGAGACTAATGATGTCAGCGGGAGAAGCATGTGAAAGAGATAACATTGCAGCTTATAACTGCTCTTATCTTGCTATTAATAATAAACGAGCATTTAGTGAAACCTTATATATCCTGATGAATGGTACAGGTGTAGGGTTCTCTTGTGAACGTCAAGAGATATCTAAGTTACCTAGTATACCTCATGAATTAACAGTAGTAGATGATGTTATAGTTGTTGGTGATAGTAAATTAGGGTGGGCTAAAGCCTTTAAGAAGCTGTTATCTAGTCTATGGGAAGGTGATATACCTACTGTAGATTATTCACACGTTAGACCAGCAGGTGCTAGGCTTAAAACCTTTGGTGGTAGAGCTAGTGGACCTGAACCTTTAGAAAGATTGTTTAAGTTTGTCATAGAATCATTTGATCATGCTAAAGGGCGTAAATTAAACTCATTAGAAGTACATGATATCATCTGTATGGTAGGAGAAATTGTAGTCGTAGGAGGCGTTAGAAGATCAGCCCTCATCTCACTATCTAATCTTACAGATAAACGCATGAGAGAGGCTAAAATGGGTGCCTGGTACAATGATTTCTCTCATAGAGGACTAGCAAATAACTCAGTAGCTTATACTGAAAAACCTGATATGGAAACATTCATGGAAGAATGGGTGTCATTAGTTAAATCTAAGTCAGGTGAGCGTGGTATCTTTAATAGAGTTGCTGCACAAGTACAAGCAGCTAAACAGGGTAGAGATAAAACATTATCTTATGGTACTAACCCTTGTTCAGAGATTATACTACGTGATAAACAGTTCTGTAATTTAACTGAAGTAGTTGTTCGTAATGGAGATACAGAAGAAACATTAAAACGTAAGATTAGATTAGCTACTATACTGGGCACATTACAGTCTAACCTAACACATTTTCAGTTCTTATCAGCAGAATGGGTTAAGAACACAGCAGAAGAGAGGCTTCTTGGAGTCTCATTGACGGGGATTATGGATGCCAAGATAACATCTCATCCAGATCCAAAACTACTAGAGAGATTACGAGATCATGCTAGAAGAACCAATCATACTTATGCCGACCAACTTGACATCCCACGATCGAGAAGTATTACGTGTGTTAAACCTTCTGGGACTGTGTCTCAGCTTGTTGATAGTGCTAGCGGCATTCATGCTAGGCATAACAACCACTATATAAGAACGATCCGTATGGATAAGAAAGATAGTATTACTCAGTTCTTAATTGATCAGGGTGTACAAGTCGAAGATGAACAGTTTAGACCTGATACTACATCAGTCTTTTCTTTCCCTATTAAAGCTCCTAAAGGTGCAATCACTCGTAATGATATGACAGCCTTAGAGCAGTTAGAAAACTGGTTAATCTATCAGCGTCACTGGTGTGAACATAAACCTTCCGTTACTATCTCTGTTAAAGATGATGAATGGATGGATGTAGGTTCATGGGTATGGAGATACTTCGATGAGATTAGTGGTATTAGTTTCTTACCTTATTCAGATCATACATATGTTCAAGCACCTTATCAAGATGCTACTAAAGAAGAATATGATGCTCTTAAGAAGAAGACACCACAGAATATTGATTGGAGTACCTTTTTAGAGAAAGATGATAACACTATAGGAGCACAAACATTAGCTTGTGTTGCAGGAGCCTGCGAGATATGAAGTTAATTATTGCAGCTATAATCATATCAGTAGGTCTGGTTATAGCAGGTAGTTTAATTGATATAGATACTATTGTTAAAATTAATAAGGAATGTGAAGTATGAGAATAACATGCCAACCTATAATGGGAATGCATGTAGGTTTTGAATTATTTGAAAATACTATAGAGGGTAATGAAATAGGTTATCTTTTAGTAGACTTATTTATACTTAGAATTCAATTTGCATGGTATAAAAATTGAAATCATATATAGCTTACTCAAGTTCCTTATAATATTCTTCTAAGTAATCCTCTAGATAGTCACCTTCTAGGGCTTTATTTAGATTTATAGTATCCTGTCTAGCCTTTCGTTGTGCCTCTTTAACTAGTTGTTCCCTAGTTTTCATTTTAGCATCAATCTGTCTACCTAAAAACTTCTTCATATCTAACTCATCATATTGATCAGTAGAGTTACCTAGCGTACTAACTTGTGGTATTTGCTGGACTGCTTTAACTCCTACGTCTTTACCAAATTGTGCTAAAGACCCTGTTCCAAATAAGTCATTTAAGTTATAAACCTCTTGTCCATTATACATAGTCTCATTCATTGCTAGTTCATACATTAATAAGAAAGCAGGATTAATAGTTATTAATACTTGTCTTAGCTGACCAATCTCCTTTTTTTGATGAGCTACTCCTTTAGCTGTTTCTAGTATATGTAAGATACCAGCTCTTCTAGCTTTAACCTCATCACCATTAAAGAGTTCTGTATATAATGAATCCATCAAAGGATAGAAAATAAACCAAGCAGAAGATAGTGCCATACCTGAATCTAACCCATCTGCAAATTGTTTACCTTTAGATCTATTAACAGCAATATCCTTATATCCAAGTCCTTCAGCTACTGCCCTACCTGGTTTACCTAATCTACTTAATACTGGGTCAAGTGCTGATGCTAAGTCTTTAGCTGTATTTAATCCTGAAGATAACATACCATGTTTATATCTAGCAAAGATAACTAATTCTGGATTCTGTAAGAACTTAGAAATTCCTCTTGTTACTTTATAACTTAATATTTGTTCTGGACCTACTGTTTCTGGTAGTCTATAAGTAGGCATATGTAGTTCTACTTGTTTAGCAGCATCTGAGATACTAATCTTTTGTTGTCTCATCTTTTGCTTTACAAGAGACATATACATAACATCACGAGTAGTCCACATAGAATACTGAGCAAAATCTGATATATGAGAGTATCCTTTAGAAGCACTATATAAACCTTTACTAATTCCATCATACCACTTCTTAGTAGCTTTATCACCCATCAATTTTTGAGTTGACTGTTGTAATACAGCATCTAAATTTCTAGAATTAATAACATTAAGGCTCATCTGTGATCTACCTGATCTTAGCATATCTATATATTCAGGAGTTCTATTAAAGACTTGTTCCATAGCCCATCTCTGATCTGCAGCAAAGTTTTTAACTCCATCCTTACCCATAGCTCCAAGGAATCCTTTAGTAGAATAGAAATGGATTAACTCATTATGCATATGAGGTATAGGATTTAGCATCATATTTTTAACTAGGGCATCTGACACCTTAGATAGAATACCTTTTTTATATTCTTTAAAGTTATCTTCTATAATATCTGCTGCTCGTTTTGATAGCGACTTATTACCTAATCCAGGTAATGCAGGATTATTTACTCTTCCTCTTAGTTGATTAGGTGATACTTCTTTACTATTATTCCTATCAAGTTCAGTAGTAGTCTTAGCAACATTTCTATCTGGGTATCTAGGATCATATCCTTTATCATGAGCTTTGGCTAAGCTATCTGCTATTTGTATATTTCTTTTACCAAAAGCACTATTAGCTACCTCTCTATCATATATATTTTCTCTAAGTAATTGTCTTTTAGCATTAACAGACTCAATTACAGATAATAAAGGGTCAGTTACTAGTTCTTTTGGATAGACTTCTACAAATTCTTTACGTGGAACATTCTTCATCTCTAGCTTACCAGATGCCTTAGCAAACTCTGCTAACTCTTTTGATAACCCTTCTAGTGTCTCTCCTGTTCGTTGTAATCCTTTACCCTCATTTAATTTAGATGCCTGTTCAGTTAGTTCATGTGCCATTTTCTCATACTTAGACCCATCTTTATTAGGAAGGATAGAAGCTTTCTTACCATTATGGGTTCTAAAGTTTACAGTAACTATAGGAGTACCTGGAAGACCTGTCCTTGGATTAATTTTATCTGATTGAGATAGAGTAATAAAAATAGGGTTCTTTTTATTCTTACCTTCTAGTTTAAAATATACTCTATCAGCAACAACAGCAGCTTCTCTTGGTGCTCTATCACCTAAGTTAATTCTAAATCTATCACCAAAGATGTTTTCTTGCCAAGTTTTTTTCACTTGTACAAACTTTCTAGGAAAGAAGTTAGCTTCTGTCTTTATTAAAGGATCTATGATTCCTTCTTTCTGTAGTTTTTTAGTTAAGAGTAAGTCTTCTTTTTGTAACTGTTCAAAGAACTCTTTTAGCAAAGTTTGTTCTTTAGTCAATTTAATATTCTTAGATGCTGTTCCTTCTAGTACATCAACTACTTCATTATATTGCCTAATTGTTTCTGGTACCATTTGTCTTTCTTTAGTAAACCCATTAACTTTACCAAATAAATTCTGCATTCTCATGAAGATATTACCACCTGTAGTCATATCAACTTTCTTATCTCCACCAGCAACCTTAGCAGTTATTTCTTTAAACCCTTCGAGTCCTGCTTTATCATTCTTTAAACTAAATAGTGGTTTTCTAATTGAACCTTGCTTTGAAAGAATATTAGTAGCTGCTTCTTTTTGATATTCATATAAATCTTGTAGGGTAGCTTCTGCAAAGTCAGGCATAAGGGCACTTCCTGCCTTCTGACCACCCATAAAGTTATACTGTTGCATATTAAATGTTTCAGTAGCCTCTTGTATAACTTTTTCTCGTTTAGCAACCTCGGCTGTAAGTCCATTCCAATCAGCCATTTTACTATCACTAAGTCCTTCTTTATTCTTTTCTTTATATGCTTCAAGTTCTGTTTGTAGTTTTGCTACTGTTTGTTCTGCTTTCTTTTTATCTGACTTAAGTAATGGAACTCTTAGTACATCACCATATACTTTGTTTACAGCATCAGTATATCCTACCCTACTCTTAGCACCTTTTACAACCCTAGAAAATGTAGGAGCAGCTTTAAGAGAAGCTAATGCTGCTATTTGATCTGCATCATCTTTAGGAACACCTAATACTTGTAGTCCTGACGAACCAACCTCTATAAGCTTACCAAATCCTTGTAATGCTCTCCCTAATATTGATTCATCTATTATAGTACTTTCTGAAGGAATAATATCACTTTTGGCTATGTCATTTTTAAATGCTTCAATAGCACCAAGAACTTTCTTTTTTGTTTCTGGGTTTTCTGGTATAAAGGTATCAATAGCTAGATTAACAATATTATCTGACAGAGCTCCCTTTTCTAAATACTCTTCTACTATTTTATCAGTTTGTATTTTACCTCTTTCAGAAGCTTGTTTCCATGAGATTCCATTTCTACCTATGGTATCATAATGTTTAAAATCTTTTATGAGATCAAGAGGAATCTCTTGACCTGTTTCTTTAAAGTCTCTAATTTTATTTGCTAAGCCTTCAGCAACATTTTTAGAATATTGTATTTCAAAATTATCTTTTTTATTACCTGAGAAATAGTTAAAAGAACTAAAAAAAGTCTGAGTAGGTATCCTACCTAGAAATTCAGGAGTATTAGCTATTACACTAGCTAAAGCTCCTCCTTCATATACAATAGGGTGAGAAAGTACACGTAGAGGTGCTCCAGCATAGGGTATATTTTCTATACCAGCTTCATCTCTCTGTTCTTGAGGAACCGCAGGAGGAGTAAAGTCACGTATTGCATTAGCAAGAAAGGTAGCTCCCTCTACATCACCAGCAGTATGTGCTTGACCCAACATATTGGTTAGTCGTTCAATACTAACAGCCATTAATTATTCCTTATTTTCTTGTATCTTTGTAACGTTCTAATAACTTACTTAACTCATCTGAGTTTGTCTTTGTTTCTTCTTGGACATTCACAGGAGTTTTCTCAGTTAATGTATCTCCAAAGAAACTATCATCAAAGTCAAACCTTTCTTTTATAGTACTAGACACTTTAGCAAGAGCTTCTTGGACTGTTATACTACCATTACGATAAAGTTCAGAGGCTTCTGTTTTTAATTGATTAAATAACTTAGTTTTAGCTGGACCATTAATATCAGGAAAAGCTGCAAGAATATAATCATTCAAAGCTCTATCACCACCTAAGCCTGTTGTTTTCATATTTTTATTATACTCTTGTTCTTTTCTTTCTTTTCGTTTTTCTATCTTAATTGCTTGATTTATACGTGCTGTATCTTGTGCATTTTGTGCTGTCCATTGTTTAAAAGAAGCATTCCCTTCTGCTGTAAGAGTAGCATTCTTTTGTTCTTCTATCATTTTAGATAAACCCATTGTATACTTAGCAGGAGCTCCTACATTCTGTAGTTCTCCTAACATCTTAGTATATAGTACAGTAGGATCAGCTAATTCTTCTGGAGTTAAGTTATTCTGAGCATTAGCAAAAGCAGTTTCTACTAAAGCTTTCTCTTCAAGTATAGGGTCTTTAACACCTAGAGCTCCTCCAGGACCTACTACATTATCTGTTAGTCTACTAAACCCTGCTACTGTATTACCCCAGCCATTCTTATCATTAGCTGCCGTTTGAGCATACTTTCTTTCATTCATAACCTGACGAGCTAATGTCTGTTCATCAAAGTTAAATAGTTTATCTAGTGTCATAGCCATTATCTTCCTCCCCAATAAGCTGATGTACCATAAGAAGGTGTACCTGAACCAGGCATACCATAAGAACCACCACTACTTCCACCAAATGAACTTCCTCCACCATAAGCATTAGCACCTGAAGCTAGTAAGTTTGTAAACATACCAACGTTAGCTTGGTCAGCACCAAACCTAGCGGCTGTACCCATATTATATCCTGCTTGTTGCATCTGTTGTCCTGGTATTGAACTAGTACCTAATTGAATACCCTGATTAAATGGTGTCATACCAACATTCTCTACTCCTTGTCCTAAAGCAAACATCTGATTAGCTTGAGTAAATGGATTACTTCTAAGTTGATCCGCTGCTCCTGATAATCCTAAACCATAGTTTATATCACCACGTTGTTCATCTCTAGCTCTACCATAAGAATCATAAGCCATCTGACTATTTTCTCTATTCAAACTAGTTAAGTACTCTGTTCTTTCTGGATTAAGATACCCACCAGTACCTTCAGATATACCTACTCCTGATCTACCTGAGTTAAATAGATTAGAAGATAAGCTTAGTTGGTCTCGTGTTCGTTGAGGAGCCATAATACTTTGTATATCATTATAGTAGCCTGTAGCTGAATCTGCAATACTACCACCAATAGCATCATTAACTAAGTCTCTACCAAATCCTTTTACTTTGTCAGCATCAGCTGCAGCCGAAGCCGCATCTTCTCCAATATTAAAGGACTCTCCCATAAACATATCACGTAGCTTAATAAGCTCTGGAGATAAGTTGTAACTAGCTGTTTTTGCATCCTTATTAAAGGAGGCATCACCATAGTAAGAACCACTGACATCCCAGGGATTATATACTGCTCTATCAGCAGCGGCACGATAACGTTCATCTGCCTGCTTAGCAGCCTTTGTTGATCCTGTTAATTTACCTATAAATCCACTCATAATTAAACCACCCCTTTCTCTAAAATGTATCCTACTAATTTAAAATTATACTTCCTTACATATGCCTTGTAGCTCTTTCTTTCTGTACTAGTTAATATCTTTGTACACCCCAACTGCTTTGCTAACTCATTCATATACTTATCCCAGTATACACCATCACCATAAGCACTAAGACAAACAAAGTGATCTCCATCTACCTTCCAACTCATAAAACCATGTTCATTATCTATTAAATTAGTATCATCAAACTTACTATTAGACTTCTTTTCATATCTTGCGATATCTTCTGGTGTCATACTTTAAGTTTTATAAATATAACATAGTGCAAAGTATGGAGGTAAGTTCTTATTAGTACCTGCTTCTCCAGTTAATGGGTTTACTGTTATTGATATACCAGTTGTGTTAGAATCTGTTGTTGTTCCTGATGAAGTTCCAGAAGTTGATGAACCATAAGCACCTCCAGCTACAGTAGACTGATAAAGAATTGCGTGAGCATGTCCAGGATCTGTTACACTTCCTGTATGAGTATGGTTTACTGCTACAGCATTTGCACTACCACCAGTAGCATTTACAGCATAAGTAGTTCCTGCACCTACAACAAATCTATCTCTTAAATCTGGTGATCCACCTGAACCATTACAAAGTATCCATCCTGAAGGAATTGCAGCCTCTGCTCCTGACCATAAAATAATACCACCTGTAGGAAATGAAGCCCCTACTGCTGTTGTTACGTAAGCTGTTGTTGCTAGCTGTGTTGTATTTGTTGTAGAGGTCGCTGTAGGACCTGCTGGAGTTCCAGTTAATACTGGAGATAAAGTATTTGCTTTACTTGCTACAGCTGTTACTAAGCTATTAAATTCTGTATCAAACTCTGATCCTCTAATAATCTTAGCTGTATCAGAATCTGGTAAAGAATCCTTTGCTAAAAAGTTTGTTGTCTTTGTATAATCAGTCATTATGAACTCTTCCCTATTTTTAAAAATAAATCTATTTTTTGAATACTTACATTCTCATTGTCAATTGTTGCTACTATTCCAAATGCAAATGTTTCACCATGTCCTCCTAAAGGAACTTTTACCTCTTGTACACCAATCCCTACTGAAGAATATTTACTTACTGCATATAATGATGTAGTACTAGCAAATTTAGCATATACGCCTGTACCTAAATCTCTTGATAGTACTACTGTTCTAGGATTAAGTGTATAGTCATACCCATACTGAAAGGTAAAGTCCTGAGTACCAGAACCAATAACTAGTAACTTAGCTCGCTTTAAGAACTTCTTAGATACTCCACCACCTACATCAGAGAATGGAGATTTATAAACAAGTTGATATGTATCAGTATTATCCCTATATCCAGAATAATTTCCTATACCACCAGTAACTCCTATATATAACTTTCTGTCTTCTGTTGCTGTAAAGCTAGTAAACATACTTCCATCATCTAAGGACCAAGTAGTTATCCTAGCTGCGCCATTAGGTAGAGCTGTTCTTAAATCTACATAAATCATAATCTTAGAGGCAGGGAAGGTTAATAAATAAAATGCTTCCTTCTCATAGTAAACTGACTTAATATTATCAAAGTTTGGTTCAACTGCTAAGTAGTCTACAATGTCTTCTCTAATATTTAAAGACAATTCTCTCATAGGTAAAGACTTCTCTTGAACCACTCTCTTAAGAGATCTAATACCTGACTTCGATAAATAGATTAAGTCTGTACCAGTGGCTTGTATAGAGTCCCTAGATACACATCCTACTCCTTCTATTGTATCAACTAATGTCATTGTGGTAGGATCATCAGCACCTGAATATATTAATATGTTTTCTTTACAGAATATAATTAAGAATCCATTATGTTGTGCTAGCCCTACTATCTCATCACCATTACCTACAACACTACTTATATCTAATACACCTGAGCCGGCATCTACGAAATTACTTGGATCTAATAACTTTGAAAAGAAAAGAGTATGTTTATTTTCTGTTAAGCCTGATACCCAAGTTCTTCCATAAGCTGATAACATTGTATCAGGATCAAATGTTGTTACTCCAGTTGGTCTTTTTCCATAACCATCTGTTCCAATACGTTGCCATATGTATGTACCAGCTAATGCTCCTGATGTAGCTTTTCTATAGACCATAGCTCTATGTGATTTCTGTACTGCAAATCCATTAATAACTCCAGCTACTCCTAAGCCCTCAGCTGCTGATGCAAACTGCCATCTATTTGCTGTAAAAGTTAATGATACTGCTGTTGCCTGATCAGCTATATAAAAAAGAGAAGTAGCTAATGTAGTAGTTCCTGTATATAACTTAAGGTTACCCCCTGAAAAAACAACAATACCACCCGCAGTAGTTTTAAACTCAAAGAGGGATTCAATATTCTTAGTAGAAGTTAAGTCCCCTGGAGTTGCAGTAGTTAAAGTATATCCTTGTCTACTACCTAGTCTACCATATTGATCAATAATACAGTTATTAGCTTTAATAGCATAGCCACTGTCTAAACCTACTTTAGCATCCTGTGTATTTAAACCTAGGAAACCTGGAGAGAGCAGGCTAATTGGCTGTAACTGTCCTGCCACTATACTGCCATCCATATAGTTTCATAAGGCTTCTGTCCTGCTTCAATAGCAATGTAGTCAGAAAGAAGTCTTTGGTATCTAAGTTCTTGGTCCTGCATTCCCCCATCTTCCCCTCTTTCACTAATAGCCCTAGCAATTGTCCCTTCTATAATTAACTGTGCTGGTATTAAAGGTACGTCAGCTGGTAATACTAAGTCTACTTGAGGTATTACAGCATTAATTCTAATGATATATTCTTTATCAGGTACAGGAAATAAATCTACTTGAGTATCTCCATTAGAGTCTACTCCATTAAAAGCATAGTTCTGTGGTGCACCTTTTGTTAGTGTATCAGTAAAAGCAAAAGCTTCATCCATCCACTCGGTAGGTCTTAAGTTAATCCATGATTTTGTTGTAGCATTATAAGCATCAAGAACTCTAAAACGAGTACCAGAATCTTCTAGTTTCCAATTAAAGATGTCCTCTACTGTTGTTATAGTAAATGTATTCCTTAACGCTTTCCAATTCCAAGCATTCTCTATCTCATTTTTAGTTACATTAGTAAGATCAGAGATTAATGAAGAGTATTCATTTTCAGCAATAGAAGAGACTTGCTCTTCTCTGAGTCTAACTAATACTTTGTTTACTATTTCAAGATATGTCATTGTTTATCCTTAGTTACCATTTAACTTTATCTGCCCAATAAGCAGCACTTGTCTTTCCTTTTGCTATATTTTTACGATGTCTTGCTTTAAATGATTTACGTTTAGCTTTCATTTTATCTGATTCTCCTGATTTAGGAGCACCTGCAGTAGAAGCTCCTGCCTCTCCAAATCTAATCATTCTATCTTTGCCACCATCTTTAATAAGAACTACATGAGACTTTTTACCTTTAGTAGATCTTTTAGGTTTATTATAACCTGCAAATGTTTCACCTCTATAATCTATACTCATTAATAACCCAGGCTCATACTTTTTTTAGCTACCTTTTTAACTTTAGCTTTGCTTTTACTTTTAGTATGACTATACCCTTTTGCTTTTAACTCAAGATGTCTTTTCTTAGTAGTTACCATTACTCCTTTTCCTGCTTTACTATACATCATATGTGGTAATTTCATGTAGTTCTCCTTTTTTTCTTATTTGATTCTTTCTTTAAGTTAGCACTAGCAGTACGTACTCTTAAATTACTTCTTCTATTATCCATTGCATTATCATTCTTATGAGAAGCATGATTACCATCCCCCTTCTTAAGTCCTAACTTAGCTCTTGCTGCATTACGTGATGCTCTTTGTTTAACTCTCTTCTTCTTATTCTTCTTTTCCCAAGCTAGTTCTTTTTTGTAATCTCTCTTACCATTTGTCATAAAAGGCATTCTTACTCTCCTAGTTAGACTTAGCTAGTTGACCACCAAAGTAGAACTCTATAATAATAGTAGCCCATTGGAATATCTCGTCAAACTTGTAAAGTCCTTTTACTGTTTCAAGGGTTGTACCCCCACCTATTTCAAATAAACCAAACAAATTAAATCCTGCTGTTGTTACAGGAATTACTGTTTCAATGCCAAGAACACCTGCAAGAGGATACATAGCTACTAAAGCTAGTATAACTACAATAAGAAACCTTCTATTCCAAGCAGCCATGGATGACTCTTTATTAGATTGATCTCTTGCACTGTCAATAAACTTTCTTTTAGCACTCATTCCTTGTAGCATGAGCTTGTGTTCGTCATGTGATTGCTTAGATTTAATTGCAGTTAACTTAGCAAAGAAGCCAAGTCCTATTGGTATTAAATGCGATAGTAAACTTATCATGTATTAGACCATCCATAGATTAAACTTAAAATAATAGGTGTTATTGGTAGAGCTGCTAATAATGCTACTATATAAATAATAGGTCTCATATTTTCCAACCTTGAGATACTGACCATAAGTATACTAGTCCTACTAAGAATACTGCTAATATTCCTTTAAGAGATAACTTTCCAAACTCAATAAACTTGTCATCAAGCCATTCCTGTAGTCCCTCTTTAATAGCTTTTTTATGGTCTTCTGTATTCATATTCATTTGGTTTCCCAAGTTAAAGATTCTTCATTCCAATCATAATGATTATTGTTATCAGGATAAGGCACAGGTGCTTCCCATAACCATGATGTATTATTTAAAGTCCATGATGGATAAGGTTGAGGTCTATAAAACATATCATTAGTTTCATCATAAGTATATCCAACTCCAGCATAGTTTCCTCTTAATGGCATATCTAATGGATGTACATTTCCATGAGTATTATAAGATGTTTGTACCCAATTACCTTCTTGTATATCTATAAAGTCTTGTTTTGCAACAATTACTTTTTCTACAATTCCATTATTTATTTTAGCAAAATTACTCATTAAACAACAAAGCTCCCTGATGAATTAAATGTTAATATTGTAAAATCGCCTGATGTGGTTACTGTTGCATTGCTTTGTGTACCTGTCCAATCTAATGTAGGAACTCTAGCAATAACTACGCCAGAACCACCTGCACCATAGGACGATCCACCTTGTATAGCACCACCACCACCACCTGTGTTAGCAGTTCCTGGACTAGCTGTACCTCCAGCATTTGAAGCATTACCACCACCACCATTACCGCCTAAACCTTGAGTTGTACCAGCACCACCACCACCACCACCTGCTCTATATATAGATGAACCTGTAATACTTGATGATAAACCTACGCCTCCATTACCCCCTGCTGAGCTGCTCCCTGCTGGTGTTTGTCCCGCTGCACCTGCTCCACCGCCACCGCCACCTGGATATCTATCAGAAGCTGGACCGCCATTACCACCTACATTTCCTTGCCCTGCTGTAGCACTGCCGCCACCAGAACCTCCATATCTTCCTCCGCCGCCAGAGCCACCTGAACCACCATTACCTTTACCACCACCAATTGTAGTTACAGTAGTTAAACCTGAACCAGATAATACAGAATTATTACCAATAGTACTACCGGCTCCTCCTGCGCCAACTGTAACAGTCATAGTAGTACCAAGAGTCATAGTGCCTGTTGTCGCAGTTAAATAACCACCTGCTCCGCCACCGCCATTTTGAGCACCGCCACCACCTCCAGCAACTACAAGATATTGAAAAGCATAGTTTACAGGAACATAGGCTGCTACACCTGCAGTCAGACCATATCCTCTAGCTGAATTAACTGCTCTATATGATAGTCTAGGCAAACTGTGTTAATGCAGCAAGTATTGTAAAGGCAGCATCCCCTGTTTTAATTATTGTATATGTATATGAATCAATACTATTAATATTACCTTCTGTTGGAGCTGTACCCCCTTGCCACTCTGGTGTAATTGCAGAACCATCAACTTGTACTACGGTGTTTCTAAATTCAGAACCTGTCAAAGTTACTAGATGAACTAATGTAAGAGTCTCTCCTGTAGATAATACTGAGTTTAATGTAGCACCACTTGATGCTCTAAAATTAACTGTCCAATCCCCTGACGCTGCTGTTGTATAATAAACTATAGATTGTGTATTAGTATCATAATTAATTGTTCCTGTTGCTGCGGTTGCAGCTACTGTAACTTTTTCAGTTGCATTAACAAAAGGAGAATAGCC